TTAGTTAACACAAAACTATCGCCATCCTCTATGCCCATATCTGCTGATTCAATAAATGAATCAATAGCTGTTGGGTTATCACCAGGAGCAACTACGTTATCTTTACCATCTTCATGTTTATATACGTATCCATTAAAAGTAGCCAATGGAAATTTAATAGTTCCAGGATTAGCCCATGCAGTTCTAGTTAAGTTGCCATAATACCAAATCTTTTCTTCATAGTTATATATCACGTATCTGTCTATACTGTTAGAACCACCTGAACAATAAAACCAAATTATTTCGTTAAACTCACTATTGACACCTGCAAAGTTTAAAAAGCCGTTTTCTTTATTCATATCTTCAAACACGTATTGTTTTAAAGTACACGGCAGAGTACTAACTCTACCATCATAGGCGAAGAATTTATCTACTCCCATCCAGTAAACAACGTTGTTTGCCTCAGCCACTACTTTAGGAGCAATAATATTTACATTGTCACTAATTTCTTGTATAGCAAATACTTCTTCTGTACCTAAAAATTGTAGTGTAGAGAGAGCAATATCAGTAAAGATAAGAACCTCTTGTCTAGTTCTAAATCCAGTAATAATTTGAGAGCCTTGTTTTACTCGTATAAACCCTGCACTGTTAGTAAGCTCAGGTTTCCACTCTGTAGGCTCTGGTCCTGTAGTAGCATCTACATTAGCAAATCTAATAAGCATTGGGTCGAGAGTTCCTGAGTAAACTACTTTAACATAAGTTCCTACTGGACTTGCACTGCCCCCTGGGTCATAGGGTAATGTATAAGTAAAGGTAGTACTTGATGGTACAGTTAATACTTGAAATTCACCTTGATAAGCTGATGGTGCTTGACCATCAAATTGAACCCAATCATACACACTTAAACCATGTCCTGAACCTGTAGTTACTGTTGCAGTTGTACCAGACCTAGTAATACTAGATATAGATATTCCTGTTGTAGTGCTACGACCAAAAGAAGTACAACTAAGAGCTAGTAAATGTCCACTTGCTGCAAACATTACTTTACCTACTTGTTCTGGCACTGCTCTTGAGCCAACTATAGTATTAAGTTGTACTGCACGATTAGTGATATTAGCGTCATACTCAAAGAAAAATATATCTGAGTCTTGTATGTTATATATAACATCATTATTAAATTGGTCTTGGAATGTTAATCTAGCTGGGATAGCGATAGCAGTAGTTGCACTGGAACCCCATGTGCCTCTATTCCATGTACCTGCACCCCAACCATAACCAAAAGTTATAGTAGAAGAACCAATAGGGTATTGAAAAGCTGCAACTATGCTTGTACCACCACCTGCAGAAACTGTAGATGTGGCTGCTGCAGCCACTGTAATCTCAAAAGTATTACTTGTAACACTAGCTATTTTAAACTCTGTATTTAAGTTAGCAGCTGTTACACCACCAACTGCAGCAGAGCCACTAAAAGTAACATAATCACCCTCTGAGCCACCATGTCCTGTTATGGTGACTACCACTGTGGTTGACTCATCAGTAGTTTTAAAACAGTTGTCTGTAGAAGAAGTTGTTGAAGTTGTAAAAGTGGTTCTCAAAGGAGTTATGTCAGTAAGAGCAGTTCCTTTAAGAATATAATTTTTTTCATTAGTAGCAATACTAACTAATTCATTACTATCTGTTGTGCCGTACTGTATAATACTATTAGCATCGCCCACAAAAGGAGTTATATTAATTGGAGTCCAACCACCTATTTTTTCAGGATAACCTTGTCTAAATCTTATCTTATCGCAAGAATACCAACTGCCTTCAGAAGAGTAATTACTTCTGTCTCTGTTTATTCCTGGTTGAAATATAAGCTTTTTTAGTGCCATATTACTTTTCTCGCATTAGTTCAAAATGAGGTCCATCTTTAAATGATTTCCACGAACCACCCCATACATAAGGGGTATTAGTAAGTTTTGCTGCTTGACTAAAAGCAACATTAATTGTTTCATAATCTTCAAACTCCCAAGATACTGCACCATCTTTCCATGCATACACATCTACCGCATGTCCTGTAAGATGCCTTGAGTTCATAGTTTGACTTTTACCTGTGTCATATAATATCTGTTGTCTATCTCTAGTACGCATTCCTTCTGATATACCAAAGTCTATAGTTGATAAACCTATGGCATTCTTAACTAACTTCTGTAAATCAGGATTTACTTCACTTAGTTTAGCTAATGATTTCTTAGATAATTTAAACATCACTAAACCTCTAGCCTTTCTTTGCCATTATCTATTATACAAGTTTCATTAGTTTCCATCCAAACTTTTGCACCACAAGATAGTGGTTTATCAGGAGAATATACAACTCTTGATGCTCCTTTTATTTCAACTGTATATCCGTATATATTTTGCTTTGAAGTTTTAACAGTTATAACAGGCTCTCTTTCTCCTGTTTTTGCATTTCTTTTCATAACATGTTGATTAACGTGTATTCTTTTTATCATCACTTAGTAAATTTTCCTATTGACTTAAGCCCAAATGAAGCACCAATACTAGCCATTATAGACCATTGTAACCATTCTGGGAATGTAGCTAAAAACTCAATACCTTTAGCAATATGAGGTTGAAAGTATGGGATAAAGCTAAAAATTATTATAGCAATGAAAGTCAGCGTCCATGCTTCATCCTTCCAGGAATCGTCAGAAGCCTTTGCCATAGCGGTTTCCCACTCGACTTTACCTTCTGCTACTTTCTTTTGCACTGCTACTTTAGCATCTATTTCTGCAATTTTTAAATTACTTTTAGCAACCGATTCTTTACTTTTATGTTCAAAGTATCCTCCAACCGCTTTACTTAAACCACTAACAACTAATCCAATCACATTATACTCCTATATTAATTATATCTTATTTTATCTTAACGTTAGCATAAATGCATCTTTTAACTATTTTTTGCTTGCCAGTTATAAAAATGAGTAATACCAAATCTACCATAACCATATGGTATATTTTTCTTTGTTTTTAACGGTGTAACCTCATGTTGTATATAACTAGGAAAAAATAACATGCGGTTAGGTATACATTCAATAGTCGCATCAATAGGTACAAGTTTAGTATTGCCTCCAAAAAATTTCTTTGGTTCTTTGTACATCCATATTAAACAAGTAAACTGAACGCTATCATGGTGTGGTTTATAGTAATGGTCTTTATCATAATAACCAATAAATGTAGAATCAGTATTTGTGTTAATAAAATTACTGTGGTGTAAAGGCATAGTTTCTTTAATAATATTATGAAAATCTTTACTTCTTTGTTTATACAGTCCTCTTACAATCGGAGACATTTGTTGTCCTTTGTCTGTATAATAGTCCCAAAGATGAAAACGAAACGCATTAGATTTTGCTACTCCATCATCTCTTGCAACAGGACTTTCTTTGTCGTCTGCTTTTTCATATTTAGGTTGAGATAAATACATATTTAATTCATGCCATACAGCAGACAATTCATCTTGAGTATACCAGTTATCTATAACCAAATAAGGACACTCTTTTTTTTGATTATATATCTTTACATCCCAATCTTGTTTAACTGATTCTATAATTGCACTCATGTTTTACTTTTATACCTACCATCTCGTTTACATAATCTTTTAAAAGGAATTAGCCTACCTTTGTATTCAACAACAACTTCGTGCATTTTTCTACCCATAAATTGTATAGTATATACAGGCTTATCACATTTTATTAAATGCAATGTATCCCATTTAACAATATTAACCCAACGATATTTGTTAACTTCTAATTCTTTTTGTCCAGGCACTCTGACATACTCTGTATATTTACCCCACAAAAGAAAAGCAATAAAGTTACCTTCATGGTCATGCATGACTTGTTCAACTGGTAGTATCTTAGAAAAAAAGAAAGCAAAGTATGGAGACCAGAATCCCCATCTTAATAACGTTGCATGATTAGTTCTTGTAATTACATGAGATGGTCCTATACCCCATTCAACTCCATTAGCCATTACGTCTCCTACAAGTCTTTAAGCAAAACCTTATCAAACCCACCGCTCCCATCAGATTTAGGAACTAAAACATATTCTTTTATGTTAGCTTTGTTTACAGCAGCAGCAATACGATTACCATGATTATCTGTTTGTGGTTTAACTAATTCTGTATCAGATACATTTGTAATTTCATTTACATAATCTCCTGTATACTCTGTATAGATATCTTGATTATCTCCATATACACAATAGTGTTCTGGTTTAAAACAGCCAAGAACTTCTACTAATTCTTTACTTGCATTAAATTGAAACTTAAATAAATCGTCATCTACTCCGTTTGGCCTATCAATATCTACTTTTGTTGTTTTAGATATAGGCATAACAATATCTGATTTTAAAGATTGTGCCCATGTATAAGCATCTTCTGTTGTACCTCTTACATAGATAGCTTGTGTATTAAGTAGTGCATAGTTTGCATCTACATGGTCAGTTATATAATCAACTCTTAGATTATCAGGCACAGTAACAACAGGTAATACCTGTCCTTTTTTATAAACTATTTCTATTTTTTTTGTAGCTGTATCTAAATCATAAAAATACTTTATAAAATTCCTTTCATATAAAACATCATTTTGCATAGCTCCACTATCTTTATTATCAGCCTCTGTACTACAGTTATGTACACTATACTTGTTGCCTTCCATTGACACACCCCATATATTAAATGACCATGGATAGACCTCATCTGGAAATACTTTTAATATTTCATTTTTTATTTTTACTGATTCAGCATCATCTGTACCAGCTAAATAAGTTCTATGCTCTACTTTTTTATTTCTTACCCATATTCTATATAACGTTGGTTTACTACTCATTATGATACTGCTCCCTGAACATTACTGTTACCATCTTCCCATGTTAATGAATTACCAGCTAAATTAATAGCTTTACCTGCTGCTCCACCAGCTCCGCCAGCTCCGCCAGCACTTGCTTTATCCGAAGTACTTAAAAATCCTCCTGCTGCTCCAGCTTGACCAGCAGCACCAAAACCACCACCGTTGCCACCTGCTCCATTTTGTGCATTTTCTCCTATACCCTGCGAAAGATTTGTACTTGCACCACCAGCACCAGCAGCACTTACACTACCAGCCTGTCCAGCATTTCCTGTTACATTTGATTGATTTGCAGTACCTTGTGTACCACCAGAACCAGCAGCACCACCATTTTGACCAGCACCACCTCCGCCACCAGCACCAGATGCTGTTTGGTAGCTAGTAGTACCTTTTCCTGATGTAGCTATTGATGCATTTCCTCCACCACCGCCACCACCGCCAGCACCTCTAATAAAACCACCATTGTTTTGAATTGTAGTAGCGAAACCTAAATTAAGTGCTGAACCACCAGCTCCTCCTGCTGCTCCAGCATTTGCCTGATTTGATGCTCCACCAGCTCCACCAGCTCCACCAGCTCCACCAGCACCTACGATTTGACTGTTGTTAATAATTTTAACAGTATCACCTGATGCCCATTGGCTACCTGTATCTAGTGCATACTGACCGCTAGATGCAGAACCTACAATAGCTTGTACGGTAAGTGTTACATTAGATATACCAGCAGAGTACGAGCCTCCTTTGTTAGCAAATATATTATAGTTTTGTGTAGTTGATGAAATAGTTAAAGCTATATTTACGACTGCTGATGAACCATAAAATTGTGACATAGAAATAGTTCCGCTACTTGGAATATTGCCAGAATCTCCAGTTGTACCAGATGCAACATTACTACCACCAGCATAATATTCAGACATTGATATAGGGTTACTACCCCCAAACTCTGTTTGAATGGCTGATAATGCTAACGACCCTGAACTTGGTATTGCCATCTATTTTCCCTTTTTAAGTTCGTCTACTTCGGCTTTTAAATCTTTTATCGCTTCAATAAGAAGTCCGACCATATTGCCATACGCAACTGATTTAATTTTATCTTCTGATTTATCTTCTCTAACTACCTCTGGAGCTACTTTTTCTACTTCTTGAGCTATCACACCCATTTGTCTTTCGCCATCAGCATCGATTCTATCAAAAGTAACACCACGTATTTGACATACTTTATCTAAAGCATCTGGTATTGTTTCTATGTTCTCTTTAAGTCTTTTATCTGAGAACGCAGTCACATCATTATTAAAGGTTGCTGCTCCAGCAGCACTCATATCTAGCACCATAGCTGAAATAATACTTCCCCCATCATTTCCACCCAGTATAAAATCTTTGTCTTGCACAGAAACATCCATTCTAAAGTTTGAGCTATCGTTGTTAGCTATTTTTCCAATTAATGTGCCAGCATCTTTAAATAAAACATCACCACCATCAGCATCTAAGATAATATCTCCAGCAACATCAAGTGTTAAATCACCTGAACTTAAGTCAATCTCTGTACCATCAATGGTTATATTATCTACGACTACACCAGCATTCGCAGTTACCGCTCCGCTAAAGGTTCCCGTAGTGGCTGTTACTGAACTATTAAATGTAGCCGCTCCTGCTTCACTCATATCTAATGTTAATGCTGTTATGTTAGAACCACCGTCATTTCCTTGAAAAATCATATCTTTATCACTAACTGCTGCTCTAATAGTTAAGTTACTACTACCCATACTAATTTCGCCTATCTCTGTAGTAGCATCATCAAATAAAATAGAGCCACTATCAGAATCTAAAGTAATACTTCCTGCTACATCTACAAGTAATGAACCTGTAGATAAATCAATCTCTGTGCCATCAATAGTAATATTATCTACTGTTATACCACCGTTTGATTCTAAAGATGTTACAGCGGTAACTGCATCAACAACATTAGTGCCGTTATTGTATACCCACATAGTTTTACCTGATGGTACTCCAATTCCTGAACCAGAAGGAGTCTTGACAGTGATAATATCAGCTGTACCGTTGTGAACTAAGTAATTTTTTTGTATTGCTGGAACAACTAAGTTCTGTGCTCCACCTGATGTACCTGTTAAATTAAGTCTTAGATGACGAGCTGATTGTGTAGCGTTTGAGTTTGATAAAGTAAGAGTTACTTGACCGCTTGAAAAAGGTACATCCACAGTACCTACAATAGCTTCTTCTAAAGCTGTACCTAAATTAGTATTAGTAGTTGTACCCCAACTACCTGATTGCTCACCTGTATTAATTAATTCTACTTTTAAATCTGAATATGAACTAGCCATTTCTTTCTCCTATTAGCTTGATTTACCTGCTAATGGAACACTTGTAACGTGAATTTTGGTATGTCGCTTTCCATTCCACGTGGCACCACAATCTGAGCAAGTCCCTGATTTATATTCCTCTGCATCTACACTCATTCCACAATTAGAACACTCTAGATGTACTTCATATTTACATTGTATTATACCACCATTTAATTTTTTTGCTTCAATTATCATGCTGCTATATCCTTCCAATTTGGTGTTTGAGATGTATCTACTAAGCCCCATACTAATGTAAATCCGTTTGTTTCACAAGTGCCACTAACACCTGTAACAGATGCTGTAGCTCCTCCTGTTGCACTTGAACTCCCAATAGCCGTAGTAGCTACTAATCCTGTTACAGGTACGGTATTGCTACTTTCTTGAGTTACTGTACCTAAAGCACTTGTTCCAGCTACGCCTGTAACTGTTATGTTTGCTTTTGCAACTGTGGTTACTGTACCTAGAGCACTTGTTCCAGCTACGCCTGTAGCTGCTGCGTTTGCTTCTGCTACAACTGCCTCTGAACCTAAAGCACTTGTGCCTGCTACTCCCGTAACTGCTGCGTTTGCTTTTGCAACTGTGGTTACGGTACCAACAGCACCCGTAGCTGCCTCTCCTAAAACTTCACCTGATTTATCTCCAGTAACAAGAACAGAAGCTAATGTAGTAGTCCCAGCTACACCTGTAACAGATACACTAGCACCAGCACCAACTGTAGTGGTTCCTATAGACCCAGTTGAACTAACACTTACAGAGCCTTCACCATAAGCAAGAGCGTTCCAACTGGAGCGTCCCCATCCATCTAAAGGTACTACTATTCCTGCCATATTAGTTTCCTAATGGGTTGTCGTTAATAATATCGTATACTTTGCCAATCTCTCTTTCCATCCAAGCAGATAATTTATCTTCTATATCTCCCATTTCTACATCAAGTTTCTCTAAACTTTCCCAGACATCATCAATATTATCGCTATTAAACTGCACTCGTTCTTCAGTTGTAGTTAGTCTATCATTTAGTGTACCTGTATCACTACCAGCTACTTTACCTTCCATAGCCACTAAACGTGTGCTTAGGTCTGACATCCACCATACGAACCCACCTGCTGCTGGAACTACTGATAAGACTATCGTAAGTAGCACTGCTGGTGAAAGCATCAATGTCTTGCTCATATATCATCTCCTGTGTTAATAACACTGTTTCTTGAATTGTAATTGTTTCTGGTATAGAGGTCAATGTAACTAGGTTTATGACACTTATTTGCCCCAAGTTATCAGCGTTTGTAGTAGGCTTTTTAACTTCGACCACATCTTTTGACTTGCTAGTTTTAGTCGATTTATCAGCGACAGTTTTGTCTTTAATTGTTTCTTTTTTTGTGCTGGTTTTCTTAGTATCTTTTTTCTTTTTGTTGACACTTTTTTCTTCTTTGGCTTTTGGTTCATCGGTGCCTCCGTTTGGTACGATGCTGTCATCATTTGTTTTACTCTCTGGCTCTGTCTCTTGTTCATCATTTTTTACAACCTCCATGTCTTCTTGCATATCAGGCTCTTTTAATTCTTCAGGGGTTTCTATTTCAACTATCTCAGACTCTATTTCTATAGGCTCTTCAATATTTATTTCAGGTAGTTCTTGAATCTCTTGAATTTCTTGTACAGCCTCAATTTGAGGAGCAACTTCTATAGCTTGAATTTCTACAGTGGGTACACTGATAGGCATATTTATACTAGCTATTTCTACAGGTGCATCTATTGACATATCTGTAGGTATATCCATGTTCATATCAATACCGATATCCATATTACCTATTTCAGGAGTTAATTCAATAGTTGGTATTTCGGGCATTATTTGAACATCTTGTATTAAATCTAAAGTAACTTCAGTAGATAAATCTATAGTGCCAATCATAGTAGGTTCAATAACAACAGTCTCAACAACAGTCTCAACAACAGTCTCAACAACAGTCTCAACAACAGTCTCAACAACAGGTACAACCACAACAGGTTCAATAACAACAGGAGCTACATAATCTTGGTATGTTACTAATAGCTCATAGTTATCGGTAATAGGACCTAGCCAACTACTTGAGTCTCCTGTATCAATACCTTGTAAGCTAAATGTAATTCCAGTCTCACCTGTTAAAAATGTATCATTAATAGATTTAGTAAACGTGTGATGAGTCCAACCATCTTCGTATGGCACTGCTATTGTGTTAGTAGAAATCTCAGTGCCTGCTCCGTTTTTCAAAGTAACATTAGTAACAATCGTGTCATCACCACCAGCAGTACACCAACCATTAGGTGTGTTACCACAGCCATAGCCGTGATACTTAACAGTAACGTCTGTAATTTCTTTATTAGTTTCTAACCCAGAAGTATCTACAGATTGAGTGATAGTTGAAGTTTGCCCTTTAAATCTTATAGTAGGGCTGTTACCTGCATCATTATAAGAATTAGCGTCCCGCTTAACATTAGAATCAGATAGTGTCCATCCATTAGTATTCTCGTCAAATGTATTATTATCTAGTAGGTTGGCCGAAGTAGTCGTCTCGGCGTGGCTTACTAATATTGACATGCAAGACATTAGGGTTGCCCACAATATTATTTTTATCATCTATTATTCCTAGTTCTATGTATTTAGCTTTAGCTTCTTTACCCACTAATCCGTCTATAGGACACGGGCTTCCTGCAGCCAGCATGGCTGTAAAAACTCTATTGTCTTGACATAAGATAGCCGTAGCTGATACCTTAAGTCCAAGTTGAGCAAGACTTCTGCTAAGTTTGATTCGTTCACAATTTTTGTCAACTACGTGTATACCAGCTGACGCATTAAATAATCCTGTACCAATAGCACCACTTCTAACTACTACACAAACATCCATAGCACCACCAATAGAAATTGAAGGTGAGATAGCTGATGCTGGCGGCTGGTCTTTGTAATAGATATTTGAGTCAGCCGCAAATATTGTAGCTGTATGCGTAAAAGTTATTACCATTATAGCTATAAAAAATAAACGTTCCATTAGCTTATATACTTAAGCTATTCGTATGATTGCATTAGAAGCATCAGCTGCAGGGAATACTACTGTAAAGTCTCCTGCTGTAGATGTCTTATCTGCACCAAAATCTAATACTGCTACCGCTTTGTCTCCTTGAGTATCATTGTATATTAATGCTCCACGAGCTGTAACCGTAGCTGTAGAAAATGTTAAATCATTAAAATCTAAAAACGCTGTAGTACCAGATGATGTAGGAGCGACAGCGGTAAGTGCTGCACCTGCTGCTGTATATCCTGTTCCTGATGCTTCACCAGAAGTTGTGTATGCTGTAGTAGCAGCACCTAAAGAAGCTGATGAAGTATATAATGCTAATTTAAAACTATCAGCGTTCGTATTACCACGAGCCACTGTTGTACTAAATGCATGAATACCATTCAACAACTCAACTTTAAATGAAGTACACATTGCTTGAGAAATTGCCATTTTATATCTCCAAAAGTTTAGTTAATTCAGAATGCCCTGCCTTATGCAGTTTATTCGCTATGGTTGTATGATTAGACTTTATAGCCTGTTTCATATAAAACACTAGAACTTGTCTAATGCTATCTTTGTAAGCCAAAGCCTGCTCCTTTAATAAAGGATTAGCTTCATCACCTACATAAATTATTTTAGCAAGACACAATTCTGCTACTTGCTCAGGTGTCATTCCTCCATCTGATGTAGTAATTACATCATAATCAACACCTTGTAATAGTTTTGCTTGATTATCCATTTCTTACAGGTATCCTCTCTTGTCCACTTCTATAAGCATCACGCCTATTTTTACCATCACCTAAGTTTTTCAACAACTGCATGACTTCACTGTATCTTGCTGTGTATTGAGTTACTGTATCTGCGTCTTCTTTCATAAACGCAGCTGCTTCCAGTAATGCACCATAAAACAATGCAGTATCAAAGTTGTCCCCCAACCAAGTATTACCAGCAGTAACAATGCTTTCTGGGTAATAGTAATAATGTAACTCAGCACTGTAATTAGCATCAGGTGTTGGCCCTAATATCATTGTATTATCGTCAAATATACCATAATATTCAGGTTTTCCATAGAACCCTGAATCAGTATCAGGAAACGATTCTCTTACAAAGTTAACATCTTTATTCAAAAGATAAGTGTATTCGTTGTCAGTATTTATAACAGCAATACTAAAGGTAGATAACCAATCACTAGGTAGAGAAAAATACTTATTACCTAATGACATTGTACCCGTTACATTCTTACGTAGGTCGGGTAACTGCACAGTGTTATGTATGCGTTGCTCTGCATTTTGAATAAAAGTATTAACATCAGTCGTACTATAGTCATTCTCTGTGTACGATTTGATTGCTGCTACTAACTCGGTATAAGTCATTATGCCATTGGTCCTCTAGCTTTAGTTCCTTTTGTAGCTGCTCCGTTACCACGAGTAACCACACCTTCAGTCTTTACATCCTTTTCAGGATAACCACCTGTATTAGGGGTAGCAACATTTTCAGGTTGTTTATAAGTTACCTTAGCTCCTTTTCTATCTTTGTTCATCATTTACTCCTAAGTTGTTGTAATAGTTACTGACCCTATTTGGCCATTACTTTCTAAATTATCTACTAATCCCTCTAATTGTAAAGGATTATTGAGTCCTACGGGGTTAAACCCATATTGATAATCTCTTTGTTCTTCTAGGTTTTTATCAGGTCTTGGGTCTCGTATTGCTTGGGGGTCATCTACAGGATACATACCTTGCATGTTCTGTGGGTGGTCTGGTTCCCAACACTCTTTACAAACTTTTATATTTGTTTCTGTGGTTCTTATAAATAAGTCTTTTAGTTCTGTTAGCTTATATTGAAAGCCACATCTGTCGCACTCGGCAATGGTATGTTTTGCTGAAGCGTACTTACTCATCTTCCTTTCCTTGGTTTAGTGTGTCCATAGCCTTTTTTCTTTAACGCCATATGTTTAGCATAAGACTCTGCTTTAACAGCTTTACCAGTCTTTGGATTATACATATTGTGAGCTTTGAAAGCTTTCTTCTTAGTAGCTTTCTTTTTAGTTGCACCACCTTTTTTAAATCCAGGTACACCTCTCATTCTCAAAAGGTCTTTTTTAGTAAATTTACCATCTCCTGTTATATCTTTAGCTGCCATCTTCTCTCCTATATGTGTTGTCTACGTGGAGCAATCCTAAGCGTAGCTTTATCTCTATCTTCAGTTGAAGCTAATGTCCACTGCTCTTCGTACTCTTGTTTTAAAAACTGAGTTCTATCACCTGCTTGAGGTATCTTTAAACTTAAATAAAATGCAAGTCCTGCAACTAAACAAGGTAAAAACCTAAATGGTATATCTTGTGTATTTACTCCTGTACCTGCATCATCAATTCTTTTGAGTGCCCAATAGACAAATGTATAGCTGTTATCTTCTGGAGCTGGCCATACATTTATATTCGGTTGTGTTGCTTGTCTGTTTATCCATACCTGAACGGGTCTACCTGTTGTATTTTTATTAGGTATTGTTCCATAAGTAGGAGCTGATATTCTATTAATGTTAATATCTTGTTGATTAGTACCTGTGCCTGTTCTAATAACTTGCTCAATTAAGTCAATCGTATCAGTAGGGAGATTGTAAGTTATAGTACCTGTGGTTAGAGAAAGAGTACCCTCTTCAATAGTCCAAAGATTAACACCTCGGTTAGCCCACTCTGCAGTAAGTAAGTTTAGACTTCTACGAGCAGTACGTAAGTCATACCCTGTACGCATCTCAGCACCACATCTTTCAAATGCTTCTTCTACAAGGTTGTTTAAATCTAAGTTAAACGTTGTTGTTCCTGATGTTGCCATTATACTATCCTTCCTCTTGTTCTGCCACGTTTAGCAATACCATCGCCACGATGGGCTTTAACACGTTTACTACTAACAGCTTTCTTTTTAACAGTTTTCTTTTTAACAGTTTTCTTTTTAACTGAGCCACCTTTTTTTCTATTAAGAATTTTTTCAACATCAACTGAAGGATATCCTTGCATTCTGCGACTAAAACGTTGATTTTTTGAATCAAACATGTCACCCATCTTACGATAGTCTCTGTATGGAGCTTCTGGTACACCTCCAATAATCATATCTTTATATTTATCTAAAAGTTCGTATTTTTCTTTTTGAAATTTTTTATCCTTTCTTTTTTTCAGGGATTTTTTAATATCATCATATATCAAACCTGGTGCATCAAACGGTGAATGCAATCCTCCATGACTATATTTTTTAATTTTCTTTCTCATTATGTTTTCCTCTTTGTCCTTCTAAGTGGGGCCACTCTACGTGGCTTACCAGCTGGTTGCCCAAGTCTTTTCTTTTGAGCAATACGCTTCTTCTTTTGAGCTGCCGTCATTTCTCCTGCTGTCTTAGGAGTCTTGCTCGACACTCGCTTAGTAGGTCTGCAGTAAGGTGTACCACGTTTATCACCTTTCTTACGACCACAGGCTTTGCCTGTCTTTACATCCTTCCAGTCTTCCTTAAACCATCTTTTTAAAGCAAGACCTTTTTTAGTCTTACGGACAGCCACTACTTCTTACCGCCTCTTTTCTTTCTACATTTAGCAATAGCACCCGAGGCATAAGCACTTGGAAAAACTTTATACTGAGCTTTTACCTTATGATAACACGCATCTTTGGTACTACCGCCTTTCTTAAAAGCGATTGGTTTAATTGCACCCATACCTCTACATTTCATCATAATTAAGCCCTTGTTTTTCCTCTCTTCGCAATACCATCACGAGGACATTTTTTACCTTTAGCAACTGTACCACCATGACCATATTTCATAGCCATACCGCCACCCATCATTTTCTTTTTAGCCATACCACCGTAAGCCATCTTTTTAATTTGGCCACCAGCTTTACGTTGACCCATTTTTTGACCTGCACGGTTAGCTTTTGTTGGGTCATAAGTAGAGCCTGTTTTTCTCTTTAACATTTCTGCTCTAGTTTCAGTTTTAGCTTTAACAGGGGCTTTTTTCTTAACTTCAACTTTTTTCTTAACATTAGGTGTTAACCCTTTGTTATCTATTTTAAGAGGATTTTTAACAAAATCTTGTTTTTTACTAGTACCCATACGAGGGTCGTAGTTTGGATTTTTTCTTTTATTACGTCCTCTTCCAATAAACTCTTTATTAGACGATACACCTACTTTCTTTAATTCATTTCTAATTTTTCTTCTCTTGATACCATCCATTATCATTTTAACTTCTTGTATTTTATCTACCACTTTTCTTCTCCGTTAGTTTATTTAAATAACCAAGTGGCTACAATTCCAGCAATTACGCCGAGGCCACTAAACATCCACAAAGCGACCTTACGGCCACCACTTAGTTCAGATAAAGCCTTTTCTATACGGTCTATCTGAGTGTCCATCTTGTCTACTTTTAGAATGATATGGTCTATATCTTTCTTCATATGGTCTATTTCAACTTGATGAACTGCTACTGTCTCTTGCACCTTATCTTCCATGTTAACATTTCCATCTCTTACGAGCCTGACGTAACCTTGAGTTAGGATTCTTAGCTGCTTTAGGAAACTTCTTCATCTGTCCTGCACTACGTGCACAGAATGATTTACGTCTCTTAGCAGCTTTAGAACCTTTTTTAACCTTTCCAGTTACTGCTGTTTTCAATTTACTACCAGGGTTGGCTTTACGATAGGCTTTAACACCTTTCGTTGTCATACCTGCTCCAGATTTAGTCTTTCTAAAATTGCCAGACTTAACTGAAGTCTTGATACCCATACCCTTTTTTCTGGTAGTTGCCATAACTATCTATCCACAAAATAATACAGTGTTAGTAACATTAGTAATAGTAACTACAGCAAAATCTGAAATACTACTACCGTTTGAAGTTGTTAATATACCCATGCCAGGAAGGAACATATCTTGTGTGCCAGTAGCACTAGCTGGTGTTGCTATATTTAACAATTCTGTACCTGAACTACTATTTAAGTTCATTTTAACACTACCTGCTGAACCACTAGCTAAATAATAAAACCCTTTTAATCGGGTTCTAGGTAAAGCTATTGACCCAGTTGTTCCTATACTTACATTACCTGCTGAAGCACCTGAAGCTGTAATACTTGTAACTTTAGCAAAAAAATTACTAGAATCAGCTGTGCCAGTATCAGCACCTGTGACGACTTCTGTAGTTGATTTTCCTGTTATAGCATCAGCTACAGTAATACCAACGATAGTGAAAGTAATTCCACTGTCGTCTGCTGCTGAAGTAAATCTAACT